AAAGTAGGCAAAGTGCCATAATTTCGGTAGTAATCCAATTAGCATTACCCGTATCTGAGCTATAGCTAACAGACTTATTGCCCGTTGTGCTAACACGCAGAACTTTTACGGGAAAAGCATTTGTACTATCAAAAGTAGTCAACCAGTTGGCAGTGAAATCCCAAGTTAATTGGGTATTGATGATTTCACCTTCCAGCGATACCAAAGCGGGATCAAGGCGCAATGGAATCCGCGCTCCGCTACCAAAACGGTAGAAATTCACGGACATGCCGGGGGAATACAAAGGTACTGTGGATTGCGGAGTCGTAATCCCGGCGAAGGCTTGGTTAAATACGCAAATGCCTGTGGAAGTAGCCAATGATACAGCCTGAAGAATGGATGACCCTATAACATCTGTACCCGGTTGAACTTGCCCTTGAGCACCAACTTGCGCGGTAGGGACAAGTTCTTCAATGGGGATACCGCCCCAAATAGGAGTAGTTGCGGCGGTGCTTAGAACACCACCGGCCAGCGCGAATCGAATTGCGGGGTCGTCTTGTGCATCGCCTTGGGTATAACCAGCCGTGTTGGTCGTAAACAGACCACCAGCGTTGGTTGTAGCCATAGGGTTCAATGAGATTTGAGCAGTCATGGCTTATCCTTTAGCGTTGATTGTTGGAAAGGTGAAATTCTTTGACGCGCAATGCCGGTACTTTGAAATCATCCAGCCATGCCGACATGGAGCCACGGAATTTAGTGATAGTGCGCCCGGCCCGATCTTTTTCGTGGACTTCCACCAGTTGATCAGCGGCAAACATTTGCGGTGCTTTTGCCATAGCATAGGCATCTGCAAAAATTTGCTTTTCCGCCAAGGACAGCAAGGCTTCATCTTTAATGGAACCAAGATTGATGCCTTTATAGCTATCGGAATAGCCTTGCAAGCCGCGCAACAGGCGTTTGCGATAAGACATTAAGGTTTCACCTTGCAGGGGACGGGAAGCGGATTTACCGAAGGAAGCTAAAACGCTATCAGCCTTGGCTTGGCAATCTGCATACATCGCAGCTTCGTCATCAGCTTTTTTAGCTGCCATTTCTTCTTCTTCTTCATCTTTTTTGACGTCATCATCTTTTTTGGCGTCATCATCATCATCATCAGGCTTAATTTCGCCAGCAGGCAGTTCTTCTTTACCACCGGCAGCGTCTTTACGCTTTTTGTCATCATCATCATCGTCGTCATCAGGCTTAATTTCGCCAGCAGGCATTTCTTCTTTACCACCGGCAGCGTCTTTACGCTTTTTGTCGGCAGCAGTGACGAGAGGAGGTGCGGGGAGATTTTTTTCCATGCTATCTACGCGGGTGGCAAGAGTGCCAACAGCAGACAGGATAGCGTCGAGTTTTTCACCGTGGGCATCTGCCGCGGGCGTATTGGTGTTGTCAGTCATATCAGATACCTCTTGGTTGTTTAATAAAACGCCAGCAGCTTCGCCGCCTTTGTCCCATACGCCTTTTGACCCCCTAGCCTTTGTAACAATAGCAATGTGATCCAAAAGAAAGGGTACACCTTCAATCAAGAGCGGATCGCCATTCTCAGTTGTTAGTGTAATGTTTCCAGCAGCATTGTCAAATACTACTGATGGGGAAGTGCTAATTTCACCCTCAAGAATCTCGTCAACCGACTCCTGATCGTAAAGTTTTGCTATCCCCCAAACCTCGTCGCCCTGAATATATGGAAGCATAATACTACCAATAGCCCTATTTTTGAACTCTTTGGAGTCCAAAACAGCAGTTTCAGGGTGATCCATCACAACGGTTAAGCCGTTGCAGCGTTTCAAAAAGTCCTCATTCAGATAAAGTGACGGATCGCGCCAGACATGCTCCCCAATACTTGAGCGGAAAGCCAGCCCGGTGCCGGTAATCCGAATAGCCAAAAGGCAAATATTGGCATATATCTGGGGGCTAGGCATTAACCCTTCCCGCATCAGTTCAGCAATATCATGTTCGGTTTTAGCCCCGGCAATGCGGAAAGTTACTTCAAGCGCGGGATGCAAGGGCCGGGGTGATTCATCCGGATGGCTCCATACATAACCTGTTGATTCATCACAAATTGTTACGTCAAATTTCTCAATAGCGCGGGCAATATAGGTGGTGAAATGCCCATCATCGCGGAGTAATTCCAATGGGCCTTCATAATTAAACCCCGTTTCTTCCAAGGTTTCACGGCGAGCACATTCTTCCAGCGTTTCATCTTCTTCCTGATGCCCGCCGGGAATGGTAAAAGTCCCGGGGAAGTCACAGCTTTGCGCCCGGCGCAAAAGGAGGGTTTCATTATCCGAAGTCAAAAGCATTATTCCTGCCGCCTTTCTGTCCGGGGCTTCATCGTTTATTTTTTTAACGGTTTCTAGGAGGCCGTCAATGGCGGGGGTGCTAAGGGGGGTAGGTTCTGGTGGAATAGCATCTTCACCATGTTTAATGAACTTCTCACCCACGGAAGGGGGTATGCCAAGGGTGCTTTTCCCTGCGGCGGCTGCGTACATGGCGCGTCTTTGGGCTTCTGATTCAAAAGGCATATGCGCCCCTATTGGGTTTTTCCCGATTGTATAGCTGTTTTGCCCTTTGTGGTAAGCATTTCTTCAGGCAATTTTTGCAAGGTATAAATGTACCGATAGAAGCATCGGCAATAAACTTCTTCTCCGGGGGATGTTATTTCATCTGTGTAGCCGTCCGCCGGTTTAACGTACCCCTTATCAACTGCCCAACTGCCGCGAACAAGATAAATTTTGTCGCTTCGTTCCTTATGATCTTCCCGGTAATCATAGCCTGATTCACGCCAGTGGGAGTTCCATTCCGCGGCTATGGCTCCTTTATCAATAGCCACTATATCGTTGATATTGGCTATCAGTTTATGCGTCTGGTCTATTATAACCCTCCGCTGCTCGTAAGGTATTTTAACGATAGATTTGCGGATAGCCTTCTTTTCTTCCAGTTTATCCACCGCTTTGGAGCCGCCTTCAGGGATGCTGGAAGCCCACCCGGAAAATCGTTTTAATACAGTATTAACAGTTTCATTTCTGTTTAATTCGATTAATCTGGCGCTCACCATGATGCGGCGCTGTAATTCTTCCTGCATTTTGGGCTTCAATCGGTCTATAGTGAACCTGTCCACATATTTATTTACCAGCTTACCTTTGGTAACCAGCCGGTGATAAGCAGTATTTAATGCCTTCTCAACGGCATTTTTCAACGAATTTTCGTCAATTAATGAATTTACCAGCGTATTTCGCAGCTTTTTCGACCAATATTCGAGCCGATCAGGACTGTCAAAGCCATATTTAATAAAATCGTTAATTGCCGCCGTAAGCGTTTCGTAAAAAGTCATTTTACGTTTTGCTAGGCGGCTCAGTGGGGGCGGTGAGAGGCACCGGAAGTTCGTAATCCATGATTTCTTCAATATCAAGGTTAAGGTCGCTTTTGAATGTATCGGGCATTTCCGCCAGATTGTCTTGCGCCCATTCGATTGCCCGCCCACGGTTGGGGCCATCCATAACGGGTAAAACTGTCCGCAGAACTTCGGTGATTCCCTTCAATTTAATTTCATCCACCTTGACTTTCTCGGACAATGGTTCTTCCATGAGGCTCTGCCATGAGGGTTTGAACGCGTCGCGCCACTGGTAAAAAGCCTGTTCATAGGTCATTTTTCCATATTTATCAGGGTAAGCAGCCTGAACTGACTCAAAAAACCCCTTATTCCATGCCCGATGCTGCACAATATTGTCAAAAAACTCATATAAAGGCCTCATATCGGCGCGAATACCCTCGATATACTGCACAATAGCCTTGGAATCCTCGGTTCCCTCCCCAAATCCATTGGTGAAGGCTTCATCCTTTATGAGCATGGCAGGCACATCTGATGCCGCCGCGATGTTGGCGATGATATTATCCCGCGCCGTGGTCATGGCGGTATCGGTATTACGAAGGTCAATGGACTCTATTTCTTCTTCCAGATCAATACTCAATACGTTGCCCGTAGTGCCTTGCTGCAAGTAGGTTCGTTTGATGCCCGCCGCAGTCTGCATGAGGCGGTTCACTATGGAACCCGCCGCCTTCTGTTTGATGATTAATAGCCCGGCCTTCATTGTCACCATGTCATCGGTAATCATAGATTGCACGAAGGATTTGAGAGGGTAGAGCGCCCGCTGGAATATAGAGCGCCCGGTATAGCCAAAGCCGGAAGGCTGATAGGATAAATAAATAGGCGTGTTGTGGAACACCACCACGCTGCGGCTTGGATGATAGGGCTGACCCGCGGCGGTAATGTAATTCTTGGGCTTTTGAAAGTCCGGCGCGTTGGGGTTCTGGTTGGTTATGACAGACCCCGCCAGATTCAACGGGTCTAACTGGTTAAAATATAACCGCAAGTCAGGTAGCTTCCACGGATCAATGGGCTGGTCAGTGGGTATATCCTCTGCGCCATATACGATAGCCGCCGCACCATATACGCGTTTCAGGAAGGTTACATCACGGATATGATTGGTAGCCTCCAAGGAGTCCCATTCTTTCTGGAACGCCATTGTAAGCATGTCTTTAGGCTGCGTATCCACATTGATGAAGCGTTCTTTGGAGAGCGCCAGCACGATGGGCTTTTCCACCAATTTGCCCGCTAACGGATGAAATTCCCATATGATCTTGCAAATCTGATACCCGGCCTGAGTCCCCGGTTCAATAGCGTTCGCCGCCAGTAATTGCATTAATTGGGAAGTAAGAACAGTACCACTTACGGTTACGTCAGACATAGTTTAATACCCCAATTTATTGCCCACGCCTATGGCGATTCCATAGACTACACAATCCAGAATGTCATCCGCTCGTTTGTTGGCGTCTTTATCACCAATGCGGAAGTTGGCAAGCTGAGTCAACAGGTGGTTGCGCGTGCTGCCTTTCAGGTTCAACAGCTTATTGTAGGCATAATCGCTAATCTTCAGTTTCTCCTGATGATAGTAGCCGCTCACGCTGATGGCCCGTTCATCCTTCCCGGCTTGAGTCAGCTTACTATCTATTGCGTGAATGTTCCACCCCCGGTTGAGTCCTTGTTGCAGCAGGATGCTCCCCGCCGCCGTATCCTCGATGAACGTACCTGCCACGCCGCTACGCGCTTTACACATGACGGTTAATTCTTCCAGCCGCGAGAACACGCTCGGCACCCATTTCTCAAGCAGCGCCCCATCTATGTTGATGGCATCATAGTCCAATATGGTGAGCGGATGTTCCGCGTGCTCGGAGTACGCGAAATACACCGTGGCGGTGGAGTCGTGTTCCTTTCCCCCCTTCACCGCGCAGTCCATGACAGCATACACCGCGTCGCACCGGGCAGGGTAGGGCACCGGCTGACCGCCTACCAGCATTTTATCCGCGGAGAAGAACGCTATCCCCGACCAGTCCACGAACTCCGCCAGATACTCCTGCCTGAACACCGCCGGATGGTTGCGCTCGCGCTCGCGCTCCAGTTCATCCAGCGGCACGAAGGGGTTGCTGCTCGTCGGTGCGTGGAAGGACTTGAACCCCATCGTGTCATCGTTACACGCCGAGTAGAAGAAATTGTCGGGGTCAACCCCCGATGGGGTCGAGAATACCCACGCGATGCCGCGGGTGGTGAGCATGGTAGGCTTGATGGACTTGAACCAGATTTCTTCCTTCATCTGCGGCGATTTGGTGAACGCCGCTTCATCCACCAGCACCAAGTCGTATTCCCGCCCGCGCCCCGCCAGTTCATTGTCGTTCAATGTCCAGAAGTCGATCTTGCCGTTGCCGATCAGCTTGATAGTGCCGTCGTTGCGGTTGGCTGAGCGAACGATGGGGTCGAGCATGTCGCGCAGGTGATCCCACGGTTCCGCCAGTTGCTTGTGCTCCGGCGCGAAGATGCCCACCGAACCGCCATTACTGGCCTTTTTACCCGCCAGATACTCGAGGAAGCGAGTCTTGCCCCACCGCCGCCCGCAGCGCGGCACGTTGAGGCGCTGCTGCTGGTTGAACAGGGCCAGTTGCCCGGAGTGGAGTACCGGCAGAGTGACACGCAGCATGGCTATTGATTGTTAGCCGTATCGTTGGATGGTTTCGGGGCAGGATCAGTGTTGAGCTTGGGGTCGGGCAGCGAGTTCTCAATGATGATGCGTATGTCCTGATGCTCGCCTTCCACCGGCTTGGCAGCCATATAGCCGAAGCGGTGCGTGGACAGATGAATCTGCGCCTTGAGGTCATTGTTGACGATAGCGTTGTTCAGTATCCCGTCGCTCACCGCTTCTTCACAGTCGGCATGGGCGCGCAGGATGATGACTTCAATCATAGGGTCAACTTCACGCAGCATTTTGAAGGCTACGGGCCGATAGCCCATTTTTATAGCCAAGGAATCCCCACGCAGCCCTTTATAGGCCGCATCATAGAGCAGGCGCAATTCTTCTTCCGTGGCTTTCAGTTCTACTGGCTCCATATTAAGAGTGAAGATGGAGTCACCCATATTGTAGAACTTCATGGTTTAGAGCGCCGCCCTAGCTTTAGCGATCATTTCCCTGATTTTTTGCTTAATCACGGAAAAGTGAAAAATCGCCGTAGCCATTTCCATTTTACCCATCTGTCCTTCCAGTTCATTCAGGAAGGTATTGAAGGCATCACCAAAAGCAGGGGTCAATGGGGCCGCAGGCGCAACCTCTGGGATCGCAACCGTGGAGGTTTGAACAGCGTCAACCGGCGCAACATCGGTGGATACATCCGTTGCTTCTGTGGGGGCGACTTCAGCGGTAGGGGATTCGTCAACATAGAGGTCATCAGTCATTTTCACACCTTTTTAACAGGGGACATAAATGAAAAGTAATACATACAAGAGGAAAAAGCAAGTTAGTGGTTACTAACCTGTTTTTGATTCCATAAAAATTTTTCCGGGGAATAAGCTGAAAACCCTGTGGGGTACGCAGGTGCAAAAAAGTGTGTTGCAGTTTTCGTTTTAATAAAAAATGTTGTGTAGGTGTGGGAGTGCCAA